CCTCATTTTCTACTATAACAATATGTGTTTCATCATCAGATAAATTTGTGTCATCAAATGGTGCTGTTGCAAAACCAAAACGAGTTGCATCTTCGTTTTTAGGTAATGGATAAATAATATTTGACAAGTCTAAACCATCTTCATTTGCATATCTTTGTAAAATTACATTATCAGAATTTTTAATTAATAATGTCCATTTCATAATTATCTCCTATAAAAAATTTGGTTTAGTTGGAAAGGCAACATTTGGAAAACTCTCTTGTGCAGGTAAATCTCGCAATGCTTGTCTATATGTAACTGCTTGAGTTTTTTGCTCATCAGTTAAAGGGCTATCTGTAGATGCTGTCCAATCACTTTCTTGTAAAAGTGAATTTCTTTCTAGTCTTTTAGATTTTAATAATTCTTCTTCTAAATTTGGTTCTTCTTTATTATCTACTTCAATTTCAACAACTTTTCCAAGACTTGCATCATATACACTTTCTTTTGCCATGTTTTCTCCTTATTTCTTAATTGCGTATAAAACTATTACGCCTTCTTCAAAGTTTCCACTTCCAGTATAGAAATAAAATTGTTCTGCGTAATCTGTTGTTGTTTCAGAGCTAGTTGCACTTGCAGCCCCCATTTCAACATTATAATAATAATTACTCGCTCCTGTTCTCACACTTGCTTGATAGCTATAAGCAGCGTTTTTAAAATTATTTTCATAAACTACTTTTCCATTAAATTTACCACTTTGAGCACTTCCATTATAGTTTTGTACTGGAGAATTGTTCCTATAAGGATAATTTGAATTATACATTTTAAAAGACAAATAAGAACTATATGACATATTATCATTATAAAAACTTGCATTTTGTCTAGTGCCTGAAACTGAACCTTGAAAAGCATTACCTGTCATTACACTTGAACCATTTTTGTAAGGTTTAAATCTTATATTATGAGATGTATCATTACTTAAACCAACACCATAAAAATGTATTTCGTAAGCTCTAATTTCACTTGCAGTTAAGTCATCAGGTTTAGAAAGAATTACACTGGTGCTAACACCAGTATCTCTTATAAAATCTACAGCACCACAAAATACTCTGGGGTCACTACCTCCAGCACCTGCAGAAATTTCTTTTGTAGGTAATCTTAAATTTGTTGTGTGTATAGCTTTACCAACAAAGACATTATCTGTTCCAGCAGATGTTCCTATTGTTCCTGTGTCGGTTACATAATAGTTACTATTGTGAGTAAGTGATGTTTGATTTTGTTCTATGCTTTCACTATCAAAAGGTAAAACAGATATTGTATCACCAGCACTACCAGCTTTTTGTGCAAAACCAAAGGCTAACAATTTGTTTGTAGTTGTTGCTGTAACAGTACCATCATAAACACCTGATTTATACATCATACCATTATTTCCACTACTTCTACTTGTAGCATATAAGGCAAAGTATCTAACCTCGTCTTGAGCAGCAAACCCTGTAGAAAATTTATCAAATGGTATAGAAAAACTTTGACCAAAAATAATAGTTGGAGATTGATTTGCATTTACACTTGTTGACGCTGTAACAGTTGTTCCACTTATTGTATATGAACGAACATAGCCTTGGTCACCATAATCATTACTTGGTGAATTTTCAGCAAGATATACTTTATTATTTATAAAACTATAATCAATGCCTATAGGTCTTATATTGTTTGCTCCTGTTCCTGAATAAAGAGTACCATTTCCAGTTCTAGTACCATTAGAAGCCATTTCGTATGCTTTCATTTTAATATCAGCATTAGCTGATTTACCAAAAAATACATAACCTTCACCACTTGCTGAAGCAAGTCTAACAGTAGCTTCACTTCTATAACCTGTGGTTAAGCCTAAATCATTATCATTCCAACTAGAAGCATTTGACCAATTATAATTATTAGAGCCTCTTGAAAACGTACGAAAAGATGTTTGTGAACTCCTAACTTGACCACAAACAACATATTCATTTGTATGGTCATACTCCATCATCATAGATGTGTATGAATAATAATTATCAGTAAAACCTAATGAATTATTACCATGACCTGTAGATGAATAACTAGATCCATTGTGCGTAATTGTTATGCTTCCTATACCATTAGCAGTATACAACCCATAATACTCTCCTGTTGATACATAAGCACCAACAAGTTCGCAAGTTTCAGAACCTGCATTTATTACAACATGGTCACCATAAATTACAGAACTAGAGTAAGTCTGACTTTGTCCAAGTTTTCCTGCAACATCAAAAAGTTGTCCATGATTTGTTACAGTACCATCACTACCAACAGTTACAGCTAAAATTCTAAGGTAACCACCTCTACCACAATAATTACCACACAAAGTTGATTGACCATCATGTATTTGCAATAAAAATGTACCACCAGCACTTGTGTTTAAAGTTGGCACATAAGAAATTTTCATTCTTGAATATGAATTACCATCATGATCGTAATTAGTGTTTACTTCTGAACCTTTTGTCCAACTTCCATTACCTTGGTGACTATATCCAGTCAAATAAATATTATTACCATTATACCAAGCATGAAGGTATCTACCTTTCATTCCTAAAAGACCTACATTTTTACCATAATATGCGTTAGAATAACCTGAAACTGATGTTTGGTTATCTCTAGCGGTTAATGTATAGTTTGTTGTAGCAGTAGTTTGTTTTACTTTTTTAGTTTCACCATTACTTTCTCTTGTTACAACATTACCAACAGATATAGCGTCTGACCCTGTTCCAACAACCATGTCAATTTGGTCAGTTCCACCTGATATGCCTGTTAATTGTGAACCATCTACTGCTGGTAATTTAGCATTACTATCTAATTGAACAGCATTATTTGCTGATGTACCTGCAGTTAATGTTGCAGCAGAACCTAATCCTAAATTAGTTCTTGCCGTACTTGCACTTGCTAAATCTGACAAGTTTGATGCTTTTGCAGCTGCATTATCGGCTTTTGTTCCTTGTGCTGCAGTAGCATAATCAGTAGAGGCTGTTGTAGCAGCAGTTCCTAATCCAAGTGTTGTTCTTTGGGCTGCGGCATCTGCGTCATCTAATAAGGCTTTACCTGCACTTGTTAAATCATAAGTTCCTGCTGTTCCACTACCTGTAAATTGTATGCCTTTGTCAGCAGCTGATGTAAGTCCTGCAATAGCAGTTAATTCTGCGTCTAAACCTTGAACACTTGTTGCAGGTGTAGTTACATAATTACCCATATAAGCATGGTTAGAACACTCATAATACAATACGTTTGGTGTAGCATCATCAACTGCAATAGTTGTATATGCACCTGAACTACCTGCAGTACCATTTGTTGTTACACCTGTTGTATAAGCCTCAGCTTTTGCAGCGTCTTTATAAAACCTTAATGGGTGTCCACTATTGGAACTGTGGCTTTGGTCAAATTTGTAAAAATATTCTGTGTTTGCAGTTGTGCCATCAACACCTTGTAATTGTAATGCAGGGCTTTCAATACCATTTAAGAAATATGCACTAGAACTGCCATCACCATTATAAGGGTGTGCTGCAGTTTTAGAAGCTACTGTTACAGTATAGGTTACAGGTGAACTTGTTGAACCATAAATACCTGCAATACCATCTGCTGATACAATACCAACATCTTCAATATCTTTTCCTTGTGCGTCTAAATCACCACCTAATTGTGGGGTTGTATCTTCTACAATTTCAGTAATAACACTATCTGCACTAAATGCTCCTACTTGCCATGAAGAACCATTCCACACTTTAAGTTTGTTATTAGATGTATCAAAAAATAATGCACCTGTTACAAGTGCATCACCATCATTATCAACTGATGGTTCTGAAGATTTAGTTCCTAAGTATCTATCATCAAAACTATCTAATGATGCAGCAGCAGAAGTTGCACTTGAGGCAGCTGCTGTAGCTGAATTTGCACTAGCTGTAGCAGAATTTGCAGCGTTTGTAGCTGATGTAGCAGCTTGTGAAGCTGAAGTTGCGGCAGCTGTACCTGAACCAGCTATATCATCTACATATTTTTTTCTAGCAGCGTCACCATCTGCAGTAGGTGCAGCAAGACCTGTAATCTTGTTATCACCCATAGCAATGTTACCTGACAATGTACCACCACTTAAATTAAGTTTTAGTGCATCAGCAGTATCTACATAGGCTTTTCTTGCAGCGTCATTATTATTAGATGGTGCAGCTAAGTTTGTTAAACTATTTGAGTCGAGGTTTATATCACCTGTCATAGTACCACCTGCAAGTGGTAGTTTAGCAGCTATTGAATTTGTTACAGTTGTTGAAAAACTAGCGTCATCACCTAATGCTGCAGCTAATTCATTTAATGTATTTAGTGTTGATGGTGCGCTGTCAACTAATGCTGATACTTCGGTGTCAACATAGCCTTTTGTAGCTGCATCTGTAGAACCAGAGGGCGTGGCAAGTCCTGTGATTGTTTGTGAAGTTGTACTATCCATATCAAGTGTGCCATTTATAGTCACATTGTTAAATGTTGATGAACCACTTGACGCTGTAATATTTCCTGTAACATCACCTGTAACATTACCTGTTACATTACCTGTTACATTACCTGTTAGGTTGCCTGTGACATTTCCAGTTACATTACCTGTTATATCTCCAGCAAAGTTTGTATTAGCTGTAATAACTGTGCCTGTAATAGCTGCAGGAGTATTTGCACCGATAACGCCATCTATATTACCACCACTTACTGTAACTGATGAACCTAGATTAGCAGTGCTAGAAGCTGATAGGGTTGTAAAAGCTCCTGTATTCGCACTAGCAGCACCAATAGGTGTTCCGTCTATTGCACCACCATTAATGTCAACTTTAGCTACTACAACTGACCCTGTGCCGTTAGGAGTAAGGTTTAGATCGCCATTAGTATCTAAAGTAACAATAGTGTTACCATCTAGGTGTAAATTGTCTATTTTAAGAGTAGATAATACTTCATTACCTAAATTAAGATCAGCAAGTTGTGACATGAGTTCACGAATAGCATTATTAATATTAGA